CGATTCCTTCTTCTTTGCAAGCAGAAAGAGATCTTCCAATGCCGCTTGTTTTTCGTGAGTCTTTTTTCTCGTTTTTCTGAGTGTTTCCAATTCATTGGTTTTTCTCAGATGCTCTTGGAGCAATTCGGCTTTGACTTTTTGGAAGTTTTTCTCATTTAACAGCCCCTTTCCTTTTAACTCATCCGTGGCTTGAAGCTGTCCTGCGATATCTTGAAGATACATTTGTAATTCATTGATTTTTTCTTCTGCCTTTTGCTCCACTTCTTCCGCTTTAAGCTCAAGGAGAGGGCTTAAGATTTGTTCACTGGCGAACATTAGCTTATTTAGCATCGTGAGGAATGCCCACTGAATTTTTTGTTCTGCGATAGATGGCTGTGTGCAATGATCTTTTGATTTCAGATGCTCACTACAAGTCCAGTGAATGCTGGAATACTCTCCGCTGTAGTGGATTCTTCTTTTAAGATTTGCACCGCATTTTGCACAGCGGAGCATCCCGGTAAACGGATAGGTCTTATTACGCTGATTCTTTGTCTTTCTTCTCGCTTCAATTCTTTTTTGCGCTTGGTTAAAAAGCGTATCATTCACTATGGCCGGATGATGATTTTTTATGAGATATTGTGCTTTTTCGCCCTGGTTTCGATGTCTGCGAAAATGCTCATCGGTATAGGTCTTTTGACACAAAAGATCTCCGGTGTAGAATTCGTTTTTCAAAATTCCAAGGATAGTAGAATCCGACCAAGCTCCATTTCTAGGTGAAGGGATGCCTTGCTGGTTTAGCTCTTTTGCAATACGAAAGCTGCCTTTTCCATTAATACTTAATTGGTAGATGGTATGAACAATCTCCGCTTCTTTGGGAACAACCTTGATTTCGTTATCTACATAACAGTACCCATAAGGTAAATAGCCGGGAAGATAGGTGCCATTTTTAAACTTTTTCTCAATAGACCACTTGATATTTTGAGAAGTGGATCGGCTTTCATCTTCAGCAAGACTTGCCACAATGGAAAGGATCAATTCACTTTCCAACGAAGAAGTATCGATATTTTCTTTTTCAAATCTGACAAATACACCGAGTTTGGTTAGCTCTCGGATGAGCGTTAAGGTATCCACCGTATTCCTTGCAAAACGAGATAAGGACTTGGCTAAGATGAGATCAATTTTCCCGGAACGTGCATCCGCCATCATTTCTTTTAGTCCGAACCTGCGATCTGTCTTCGTCCCACTGATGCCTTCGTCCGAGTAAATTCCTACAAACGTCCAGGAAGGATTGGCTTGAATTAAGGATTGATAATGCTTCTTTTGGGCTTGAAAGCTATCCAGCTGATCCGGACTGTCTGTAGATACTCGGACATAGGCACAGACACGAAGAATCTTTATTTTGGACACGCTTTGTTCTATTTTCTTAATCACTGTCTCAACCTCCTTTCGTCACTGTATGTTTGCTCTAAAAGCCACGAATAGCAAGGCTTTTAGGCCATATCTCTGCTAAATAGGGAGGAAATTGTTGTCGGATATTTTCCTCGATCGTTTCCTCTTCTTCATCAGAAATTAGGCCGATATTCTTCATTTCTAGAACAAGATGAATAGCCCTTCGATAGTCCAGTTCTGCCTGTATTTGTTCGTGGGAAAGCGGGTTCTTATTCATAGAAGACCTCCGCTTTTTCTTTCAGCCACTTTTTTGCACAGGATTTGCAATAGACACAGGTTGTATGAAGATCGGTATCTTCCTCTTTCAAAACGTCACTCAGGTTCACCTGGATTTCTTTTCCGCATTTAGGGCAAATGGAGTAGACGTTTTTATCAGATAGGCGGGTGATAACCTTACTGTTTTCTGAAAGCGTCAATTTGGTATAAAACATGATCTGTCCTCCGTTTTTTTGTGATAGGGAAAACTCCCTTCACTTCCCCCTTGGACAGATCAGGCGTTTTTGGGCAATTAATCTTTCTGATAAAACGAACAAGTAAATCCGTCCGCGTCAAGTTTTAGACCTTTAGCCCATTTTGGTGTCCTGCTCATCTGGTCGCACACAGCCTGTACCGACATGCGAGGATCAGCTTCGATGACGATCTCATCGTGAACATGCATGACAATGTCGGAGTATTTAAAAGTCATAAGGGCATTGCATAAGATGTCCCTGGAAATAGCCTGCACGATGTTTTCGACAAGCTTCGCTCCGTAGGTTTCAATTCGCTCCCAGCGCTTACCCGTGCCTACGCCTTCGTAAGTGATGGACTCACCGCCGAAGCGGTTTTCTTCAATGTGGGGTTTTGCATAGAAAAGCTCACGTCCGGACGGAAGGGTGATGATGAGCATGCCGGACTCATAGCGAAAGCGGATATTTTTTACTTCCTTTTTCCTGGAACGCTCTCTGACAGTAGCTATAGCCGCCCGGTCAATGTCCTGCCAGAGCATGACAATATTAGGATTCGTCGCACGCCAGGCACTTACCAAGTTTGGTAGTTCATTTTCGGAAAGGCCCATCTCAAGAGCACCCATTGCTTTTAAGGCTCCGACCGAGCCGCCGTAGCCACAGGCGAGTTCCGCTATTTTTCCTTTTTGCCTGAGATGTGCATTTACTCCGTGTTTTTCTACAGGAACGCCGAACATCTCACTTGCCGACCTGCAGTAGATATCGCCACCTTCAGAGAAAAGTGCCATCCGCCATGTTTCTTCCGCCAGCCAAGCTAAAACTCTTGCTTCAATGGCCGAGTAGTCAGCGACAAGAAAGATGCGTCCTTTTTTCGGGATAAAGGCGGTGCGGATAAGTTCCGATAAGACTTGCGGGATGGAGTCAAAGAGCAGGTCTAGGGATTCAAGGTCACCATCTTTGACAAGCTTTCTTGCAAGCTCCAAATCTTCCATCTTGTTTCTTGGGAGATTTTGAACTTGAATGAGCCTTCCTGAAAAGCGACCGGTGCGGTTGGCTCCATAGAATTGCAAAAGTCCTCTCGCACGGTCGTCACGACAGACGCAGTCACTCATCGCTTCGTATTTCTTAACGCTGGACTTGGCAAGTTCCTGCCTGGTTTCAAGAACCTCTTTGACATCGCCTGAAGCATCTTTAAGGAGTTCTTTTACTGCCTTTTTATCTAGAGACTCTGTTGCGATACCCTTTGATAAAAGCCACTCTTTTAGCTGCAGGACAGAATTGGGATTTTCAAGCCCGGTGATTCGTTTGAGTTTTTTTATGCTTTCTTCACGCACGGCTTCATTCATCCGGATGGCATTTTTAGCGAGGTCTTTATCCAGCAGAATTCCGAGGTCATTTATTTCCTGATCTCTGTGATAAATCTCCCATTCCTTATCCGGCATAGGAAAACGGGAAAGCTTATCGTGGATGAGAAGTTCCGTTTCCACATCTCGCTTGTTGTAGGATTTGTAAAGTTCCCATTTTTCCGGATCGTGAGAGGGCAGGTTTCTTGTTCTGCCGCCGTTTGTTCGAGTTGCCTTACAGGGAAGGGAAAAATAGCGGATGAGATCTTTACCTGTCTTTAGTTTTTGTTTATCCAGTCCTAAAACCTCACCGACCCCTTCCAAAGATAAGGGAAGCCCCAGATAGGCAGACCAGGCCATATCGCAGTACCAGGACTTAGGAGATAGGTAATGAAGATACTCAGGATCGTGGCCAAAGGGTAGCGGCTTTTCTAATACATAGCCCTCTCTTTTCAGCCATTCCGAGATACAAACCCTCTCAAACTGAGCATTAAAAGCCCACTTGATGACATCATCTGAAAGAAGGGCATGGATGAGTCTCTCCGGCACCTTTTCACCCTGAGCGAGGTCAATCGTCTTTATCTCTCCTCCGTCGATGGCATAAGAAAGAAGCAGTATTTCAAAGTCCGGCTCCTCGACATACCTGAAAACTCCTGTTTTTCTTAAATCGGCAGAGGAAAAAGTTTCAATGTCTAAGCATATTGTTTTCATTTACTCCCTCCATAGAGAGAAAGGGCGGAGCCTTTGACCCCGCCCTCCCGTCATCAGTTTTTCTTTTGCCTTTTTGCCTGTCTCCATACGGCTTGGCAGAATCTGTAGACAAGGTAGAAAGGTAAGAAGGCTAGTGTTCCTGCCAGAAACGTTGCTGTGAAAAGCTGATAGAGCTGAGAAAAGTATTCACAAAACATGAGGTATCCTCCTTAGCTCAGAAAGTCATCGTCTTCAGCAAAATCAGCAAAGTCGTCTTCTGCGCTGGTACGGCTTCCCAAGGGTTCTCCGTCACGGATTTTCTGCAGGTTATTTAAGCCACAGGCGATTCCTCGATTGCCGTTGGAGTTGAATGCGTAGAAGTTAATGGACGCTCTGCCGTAGACTCCGCTGTAGACTTCAGAGCGGGTCAGGATTGGCTGCACATTGGCATCGACAATACCCGGCTGAGTGGTTGAGTTGGCGTTGAGAAAGAAGCTGTTTGTATAGGCTTCATCATCCGGACGCTCTGTGTCACCGTCACGAAGCGGTGTTTTGATGGACTCAAGCGGCGGAACAGAGCGGCTGTTGCCTTTCAGCTTCGCTTCGCCTTCTTTGTAGGCAGCTTGAATCGCTTTCTTGATGGCTTCAATGGTTTTCTTGTCGCTTTTCGGAATGATGAGAGATACCGAGAACTTCGGCACTCCGCCATTAATGGATTTTGGCTCCCACACATTGGCGTAGGACCAGCGAGTGTCTTTACCTGTAATTACTTTCATTGGATTCTTAGTCATGGATCGTTTCCTCCTTAAAATCATCAAATATGTTTGTCAT